GTTCTTCCACATCAATCAGACCACCTGATGATAGGGTTTGCAAAGACAAAATAATGGACCGTCTGCACAGCCCAGTATCATCAGCTAACCTATTGAAAGAAGGCCAACATTTGCCAAATTCGTTAGCGTAATTTGCTAACATTAACAGGACAAATTTGTCCCGAGTCGGCAGCTTTTGTTTACTGCCCAAGCCATAGCTTGGAATGACATCTCACGCTCTCCTTGTCAGGTAAGCATGATTTGGGTAATGATGCCAATCATGCCTACGCGCCAACGTAGGTTTAGAGGCGGTCACTTTCTCGGATCAGGTGGCCGCCTCACTCTTTTTATATTCACATATGCTTAGATGCAACCATAATGGCATTTCCTATGAGTTCCGGGATTTGTGGAACTACGGCGTTTCCGAGTTGCTTAAGTCTGTCCACCCTGCCTCGAACCCCATGAGCCACTCTACCCACGTTGGGTTCAACTGCCCACCAGCATGTGTTGCCAGTGTCTTTGTGTGCCTCGCTAACTCCGCCGGAGACCTCCCATTGTCTTTCCAGTCCCTCGCGCATGGCGTTGGTAAAAGAACTGCATCGTTCAGATTCCTTGACCATCCCTGTGATCGCTTCCGTTCTGCTCTCTTGCTGTCTGGATTGTCTCCGCTCCGATAGTCTCTTGCTTGAGGAGTAGGCCACATCTGTGCATATCCCGCTAAGTTCATCGCAAACCGTTTCCCCGCTACTGTCGTAGGAGAATTGTGATTTGCTCCTCCAGTGCTCGCTGTTGGTGTTGGGATAAGCGATGATCCAGATTCTGTCCCGGCGGTGAGGAGCGCCAACGGCTGAAGCGGGAATACAGTGCCACTCCGCATCATACCCGATCTCAAAGAGTGACCGGAGCACTGCGTCCAATCCGCGAGATCGAAGGGCTGAGACGTTTTCGATGATGACCCACTTCGGCGTAAGTTCTTTGATGATCCTGTGGTATTCATACCAGAGACCGCTTCTTTGTCCTTCAAGTCCAGCTCCTTTTCCTGCGACACTGATGTCCTGACAAGGAAATCCTCCGCAAATAACGTCAACTGATATTCCATCTTTTTTTAACCTTTCATAATTTAATTCTTTAACATCTTCGTAGATTGGAACGGATGGCCAATGCTTTCGCAGCACCATACGAGCCTTTTTATCTATCTCACAGAAAGCAACTGTTTCCATTCCTGCCCGTTCAAGACCAATGCTAAATCCACCAATTCCAGAAAATAAATCTAAGACTTTCATGGTTCTAACACATACCCTGCCGCAAGGCGTTCTTCCATCTTCCGGTAGCCATGCAGGACACTGGTATGGTCCTTGTTCAGCATCCGACCGATCTGCATGAGGCTCAGACCTAGCTCTCTGCGGAGCCGGTAATAGACCTCGAAGCGGCAGTCACAGAATTTCCTAGACTTGGCATGGCCAGCGATGTCTATGAATGTCATCTGGTGCTTGGTAAGAACCTGAGCAATCAATATCCTAGCCGACCGACGACCAGAGAAGCCCCTCATGATCCTAGCCGTGGCCGCGATCTGTTTGTCCTCTGAGTAGATTTCTTCCCAGACACGGGACAACACCGCCCTCTCAATCTCTGCGGCTTCATCCTTCGGTATGATTAGCCAGTCACGCTCGACAACCTTAGTCTCAACCGGCGGTAATTCAGGCAGCGGCCTTAGCGGGACGTTTGGTTTTGATGGGTAGAATTTCTTCTTCAACTCCCGATAGCGGGAGAATTGTAATGGCGACACCTGTTCCATGACTTATCCATTTTACTGTTAACATTTCACAAAGGCTGTCATCGTTTGCGAGTCCAGCCTGAACTATGCAGTCGAGTAGTGGTTTGACGATATTATCGAGGTCTCTTTTCCTCCGATCTGGTCTTGTTGCTTCAATTTCTATAGTGAACTTACCTTCGATTTTGTCTCTAGTCTGTCCACGAATTATCCACAGGTTTTTTTCTAGCCACTCCCTATAGACCTTAGATTTAATAACTCCACGGCCCGGAATGGCTCGCCACAGCCGGTTAACTGACGGCGGGTATTCAAGATTTAGTTTAATCATTAGGAACTTTTAGGCCCACGATAGAATTGCAGAGCCATCGTATCATCGACCTTGATCGGTGGTTGTGGTTCCTCTTTGTATTGAGCCCTCAAACTGTCGTCTATAACCGACATCGGCAAGCAGAAGTTCGGAGACAGGATCGTCAGGGCAGATGCGAGAACAATGCCTTCCATTCCGATCTCCAAAAAGATGGGCTTCCAGTGTTACCCAGAAGCCCTAGTAAGGGAGGAACCCACCGAAGGGTTAATTAAGCTACCATGCTTTCAGGCTTTGTCGAGCACATTCTGTATAAATCGACAGGAGTCAGTTCAAAACCCATATCATTCGCCATAGCCATTAGCTTGGTCCAGAAGCGGAAAGATATGTGGTTGCGCCTTACCCATTGAGCCGGAGTAGATGCTCCGACTCGGCAGTATTCGGCAACCTTCTTCTGGCCGCCTAATTTATTCATAAGTTCTGAGATGGTCATCGACCATAAACTCCTTCATCTTCCAGACAATATGATCTCTGGCGTTGCCGCGTTCTGGATGCCGACGACGAACTCCACTATCGACGAGCAGACCAACATCAGTCAGTTCCGCCCGACGAGAACGGTAGGTGCTTGTGACTGATTCGAAGTGGTTCATCAGTTCAATGTCTGTGAACCCGCCATATCCTGCGTCAAACGCATAGGTTAGAACTTCGATATGCCTATCAGTCATAGTTGGCATAATAGATTGAGCCGCTTCTATTGACGTATCACGGCTACTCTTACGGTAGAGATATCGTTCCTGAATCTTCATTACATTATTCAGGGCATCCATAAAATTTGTCATTGACATATCCTTTCCAGTTAGCTAGCGTTTCAACGTGACGAGATTTAATGTCACTCATAAATATTGTCAAGGAAAAAAGATGACCCCAAATGAACTAGCAAATCTGCTTTACGATTATGTTGAAGCTGTGCAAGGTTTCTTCATTGCCTTAACCGAAGGCGAAGCACCACAGATCGAAGAAACCCTAGTCAATTTGAACGCTTGGCATTGCAAAGCTGTCGATGCCCTCGTCGTAATATTTCCAGAAAATGAAACGGAGCATTAAAAATGAATATCCATCAACGATTAGCAAAGGCTATGGAAGCCGTTACCTACATTCAGAAAGAGAAAAAGCAGGGGATGCGCTATAGCATCGTCAGCCATGATGCTGTGACGGCTAAAGTTCGGCCAGCCCTATTAGAGCATGGCATTGTATATTATCCGGTGCAGACGGTTCACTCTCAGCAAGGCAACCGGACGGAAGCGCACATGATAATCCGCTTCGTAAATATCGACGATCAGAACGACACGTTCGATGTCGAGTCATTCGGCTATGGTATCGACGACCAAGACAAGGGGCCGGGCAAGGCAATGTCTTATGCAGTAAAGTATGCGCTGTTAAAGACACTCGGCCTTGAGACTGGCGACGATCCAGACTTAGATCAGTCTGTAGAGTTCCGACCTGACCATCGTAGCGGCGAGCAGAAGTCTTCCTATTCATTGAAGAAAGAACAGCCAAATCGTTGGGCTGAGATTGAAACTTTAATTCGCTCGTCAAAAAATCTTGTTGAATTAGTCGATAACAAAGAGTCATTACGAGAAGAAGCAAAGACATGGCCAGCCGCTTGGCGTGAGGCTTTCAACGATATGTATATCACCATGCAGAATGAGTTATACTAATGCTGTCAGAAGAATATAGACTAGCTGCAAAGGAGTGGGTGACGGCTGATGCCGTTGCCTCACTCATGGAAGAAACAAAGTCACACTGGTTCGCGCAGCGCGTTCTTAAACTAGGTGCAGAATATATTCAAAAGATGGTGGAAGCGCGGAAGGAAGCCAATCTCCTCAAGGTGAAGATGGAGTGGATCAGGATGCGCTTCTCAGAAAGACAGTCATCAGAGGCGACGACACGGGCAGAGATGCGCCTGTAAGAAAGACTAAATCAAGAAAGTTTAGAGCGGAGTTATTTAATGAGCGACAGGGAGTCTGTCATATTTGCCAAGGTAAAATCTTGGCTAACGAAGTCTGGGAAGTCGAGCACATCATACCAATCGCGCTCGGCGGGGAAGACTCCGGTGATAACCTTGCTTTGGCACACAAGCAGTGTCATCGACAAAAGACAAAAGCAGATGTTGGCAGGGTGGCTAAAGCCAAACGGCAACGCTCGTTTCACTTACGCGGTAAAGTCACGCGCCAGCCTCTCCCATTCGGGAAGTCAAGTAAACTAAAAAGAAAGTTAGACGGAACGGTAGTTAAGCGATGGACAAAGGATTAAGAACAGCCATCATGAACCACTTCAATATTGGCAAACATTACGACAGGACCGCGGAGCGATCCGCATCATCTAATAGCCAATGAAAGGATAAGTCTTAACAAAGATAATGATCTGCAACTTCAATCACAAAAGGATAGAATAATTCAAGAAAGGTCTAATGATCCAAATGTTAACATTCTTGGCAAACCACCAGTGGGACGAAGTGCCCTCGACCAGAAACGACAACAGGAACCGAAAGATGCACCACAAAGAAATCCTCTCGACATCACAACGTATATTAGAACAACGTCATAATGAATATGGCGATGCCAGTGCGTCATTCGTTCGGATAGCAAGCCTAGCATCTTTGCTACTGAATAAGACGATTACGACCTATGATGTGTCTGTGATTATGATGGCTGTGAAGATGAGCCGCCTTGTAAATAACAAGACGCACAAAGACTCATGGATTGATCTTATTAACTACACAGCGTTTGCTGGCCAGTTCTCTGAGGATAAAGTCGCAGAGATTGTCGAGATGACGCGGCTTAAAGAAGTCGAGAACAATCTAGCTGATCAGATTAAGAAATGAATGAGGACCACACTCTTGGAATGATTGTAGCGATTTATGGATTAACATTCATAGTCGCTATGATCGTAACAATGATAGCAAACATAAGGATGAAATGATGGAACGATATGCTGATCCTGTCACATTAGATGACCTAATTAGATTGAGAAAAGAGAATGAGCGTTATCTACAAACTATCGACAGATACAGCAAAGCATTGCACAGCATCATTGATTGTGTAGAGAATACGAATGATGACGCACAAAAACTAGCTGACATCTGGGAAATAGCTGTAACTGGACTTGGGATTAGACCGGACTATTTATGAAACCTGTAATATCTATCTTCCGTCATGATCCAGAGTGTTCTCAAGACTGTGTTGATGGGATGATAGAGGCGTTGTCAGGTGAGTTTGTAATAAGGACATTTGATGAAACAGAGTTCACAGAAGATACACTCGCAGACTCAGACATCGTTGCGTTTCCCGGTGGTATCGGGGATGCACGGCGTTATTACGATTTCTTCAAACGCAGAGAAGGAAACCAAATTGAAGATTTTCTTCGGCGAGGGGGAAAATATCTCGGAATATGTATGGGCGCTTACTGGGCTGGACGAGATTATTTTGACTTGCTTAACGGCCTCGAACCAACACAGTATATCACCCGTCCCAATGCCGATGTCAGACGATCCTTCTCGACCGTCACTGAAGTTGATTGGCTAAACAAGAAGACTAAGATGTTCTTCTATGATGGCTGCACCTTCGAAGGTGAAGGACGTTGCCAGATCATAGCGAGATATTCTAACGGCGATCCGATGGCGATCATTCAAGGCAGAGTCGGTTTGATTGGTTGCCATCCAGAGTCTCAAAAGAAATGGTTTGACAATATTAAATACATCAGCAAACATTGGCATGGTGGATCACACCACGATCTTCTACTGTCATTCACAAAAAGGTTAATGAGGCAAAAATGAGAAACGCTTATGGAAATGCATGGGCAGAGTTCTATGACATAGAGTTCACACTAGGCATGGAGAAATACTATGCCGATGCGAAGATGATATTCGAATATGAAGCGTTCTTTGACGAGTTCGGTAAATGGGAGATTGAGGATTATAAGTTGGACTCAATCTATGAAGTCACGATCTATTCAGAAGATGGCGATGAGATTAAACCAGACAAAGAACTAGTCGATGCCATGTATAAAGAAGTATGGAAGTCGTCGAAACACAACGACAAAATAGAACAAGCTATTATGGATGATATAGAGTTTCCTTAAAGGACGTAGTCTGCCCTGAATACAGGACGGCCTTCGATCAGTTCACAAGTCTCTGGTGGCATCATAACACCATCGCGGAATGTGATGACGACAAAGCCCGGTTGAGCCCTGCTAGGTGCGCCTTCTGCATACTCAAAAGCCTTGTGCATAGGATCGCCTAGCATCCCATCCTCAATGCCCCAATGAGAACCGTTACGGTTACGAACCGCTGTCACTTGAAGCTGATGAGTGTGTCCAGTAACAGTTGAGATGCCGCTGTGCAAAGCACTATTCCAACCAGCGTGAATACCACTTCTAAAGCGATGGCGTATTTCAACTGAGTTGATGCGAACCGACCAGCAGAAAGTCCAATCGCTAAACCGATCAGAAAGCCGCCCAGCGTAATCATCCAACTCTGGTGCGTTATTAGCGAGGTAGTTATCAACTCGTTGGTCATGATTGCCCATCGTCCAGATACGGTGCTTCGCCCGATATAGGGTTTCTATCCAAGCCTGAGATGCTTCGATTTCTTTAGTGATCTTTGGTGCGTTCTGACCAAGCAATGAACCATGGCGGCTTACTCTTGCCCCGTCGATGATGTCACCATTGAGGACAATGATCTGAGGCTTGATGTCTTTGCTGACCTTGGCGAACGCCTTCATCATGATCGTCTCATTGTCTGGCCAGATGTGAGCGTCTGAGCCGATCAGGATTTGGCAGTCGTCTAACTCAATCTCATGCGACTGAGGATAGGTCCAATGGTGAACTGGCTTGTTAGCGGCTTCTATAAATAGCTCAGGATAATATAGTTTTGAAGCGTCAATACGATCCCTGAATGTTGACTTAGCTAACTTTTGTTTTCTGGCTGCAACGGATATATTCCCGCCGCTTTCATACCAGACCTTAACGGTTTCTTCGGCTATCTCTTTAGCTAGTTTTTTATTTGCCATCTGCCATTTCTAAAGCTACGCGCTCTACCTCTGATACTCGACGCATCCAACCATTTCCGAATGTGTCGAAGGTTGATAACCGATGTAGAAATTCCCGCCGTTCCTGACATATCTTCTGAACGAGTTCAGTTGGATTAGCCTTGGCAATAGCGTTCATAGTTCCGCTACCGATGATGCCGTCAGCTACGACACCAGATGCCAACTGTAGGAACCGGACTGCCCGACCGACACCTGAGTTAACCGCTACGTCAAAGGCGCAGTAGTCCACGCCAGACGGCAACTCGTCGCCACGCACAAGGTTCCAGTAACGTGTCCGGTAGAATGGTTTCACAAGGTCAGGAGTCAACGAGCGCATTTCCTGTTCATCTACAGGATTGCCCTTATATTCTTCCCATGCACGTTGTGTGACACCAAGGTTTGTTCGACCGCCCGGGTCTTTCGGATGGTTAACGTAACCGCCCTCGTGCTTGAGGAGATGTTTGAACGCTGAGTCGAAGTTATCGCTTGCCATTGTGCTTATCCGCCGAACCGTAGAAGAACCCTAGGATAGTCGCTACCGCTGTGCCAAGCAAAAATCCAAGGATAGTTAATGCAAAGTCCTTACCGACAGGCTGCATAGGATAGAAGGTTACGAAGAAGAAGTATGCTACCGATGAGATCGACCAGAACCAAGCATTTATCGCCGGATGATAAGGCCTTGGATTGTAACTCACGGGCATCGGCCCGATCTTGAGCCGTGATCTTGGCAAGTTCGACTTCAAGGTTCGCATCTATCTGGCGGAGCCGTTCGATCTGGTCTGGCGTTGCTCCTTCTAGTGCCGCTGCAATAGCGTCATGAGGAGCATCTGGCTTGCCGAGCAATGTGTTGGCAACCACTCTAGCGACCATGCCAGCCTGCGGCCCTGCTAGGCCAGTAACGATTGCGGGTGCAACATTGCCAAGCACCGTTTGGGCGATATTCAAAAGGTCCATAGGATCATTCCTTAATGGCTGAGTTTAATCATCAGGAGAACGCCAATTACAGCTATCGCTGTAATAACTCCCATCACAATTGCGAATAGACCAGCGGCATCCTTCAACTCCGCTGTCCGTTCAGCAGCAAGTCTTTCTTCTTCTCGGTGCTGACGATCCACTTCTTTACGAATCTCAATGACTTCCCGTTGCACCGACTCATAAGCACCAATGCCGTAGATTGAGATGAACAGGTTTTTGATCTCTTCCTGCATCTTAAATGCTTTAGCCTTGGCAGCATATCGCTCCATGGCTTGCTTCTCGATGTCGGCGGGGTCGGAGAACATCCCCTTTTTTACTGGCGTAGCGGCTAGATGAGTGAGCTGGCCGACAGCGTGCCAGAGATTGCCCAAGTCCTGAGCCATCTCTTGTATCTCTTTGCCAGCCGCAATAGCAGACTTCAGACCATTATAGGCAGCAGTCGCTCCGGCTATCAGAGTAATCGGGTCCATTACCGCCCCAATGCTTTGAACACTAAGTCAACAAAGAAACCGAATACGACCCCTATGAGGGCCAATAAAGCGCCAGCGCCTTTCCACCGATTCATAGCAGCGGATATAGATTTAATCTCGGTCTTCAATTCAGACATATCTTTGTGAAGGTTCTCGACCTGAGCCTCTAGTCTGCCGATTTGCTGGTTCAGATCGTCTGACATAGGTCACCTATCAGATTTGCGCGTTGGGGTCTTTAGGCCAATCTAGCGAAGTTGCTGCCGCGATGAAAGCCTCTATCGTGGTAGCCGCGTTCAATGCAGCCTTATGCTCGGCAGCCTTAGTGCGAACCGCAGCGCGATAGGCAACCCAGTCAGCGGGAATATCTGTGCCAGCCTCGGCCTTACGGACTACCATCCAGTCGCTAGGCAAGAGCATGGTGTAGGCCATGTTATCGACCTGTTGGCTCCATGACTTTTTGAGATCGCCTAAGTCTTTAGGAAGACCGAAGTTCCAATAAAAACGGTCATCATACCGTTCTGGATCAGGAACCTCTGTGATGCCAATAGCCTCTTTCTCGGCAAGCGTTGTGAGCCGAAGCCAGTTGCTTGGATAAGATACGCCATTGTAGCTAAACGCTACATCGACTTGAAGTGGTGAACCGTTGAGAAGAAACATGATTACTCCTTATCGAGCGCGTGAGTATTTGAATGGGTGTTCGGCGAAAGCGGCATAGATATATGTAACACCGCTTTGATTATTCGCAGCATTGGATGTTCGAACCTTGAATCCATTGCTATTAATATCCATGCGCTGACCTGCACCAGCCCCACTTGCGCTATATTCAGCGGCACTTGTTTCAGCTGCTAATTCCAAATCTGAATAATTATAAGGTGATCGTGATGTATCGTGGATAAACCACTGCCCAACTCCGGTTGACTTCCAAAGAATATATCTTGGTCTGAAATTAGTGAAAATAAACGGACCATCCGTGCTGCCATTGCCAGTGTATTTACCAAAGGCAGAATAGCCATCGACAGCGGCGAAGCAGTAGGCGACCAAGTTATTGGTTGATCCATTTACTGCACCAGATGTAGCAACGGTAAATACTGAAGATGTTGGTGCGGTATTATTTTGAGTTGTTGAGTCTGCCGAATATCCATTTGTCAAATTAAGATAAACGTTGCCAGTTGCCCCAAGAGAAGAATGATATGTAACCCAATTTTGAACAGCCGATCTGTTTTTCCAAATAATCATATTTGGAGCAACGCCGAGCCCGTGACCAACTGTAGCTAACGCACCACTACCCGTATAAGTCACAATACTAAAACCAGCCGACGTATTAGCCGACACGGTAGATGTGATGGTGCCAGAGTTGTTAGTTACGCCTGTGCCGCCGCCTTTCCATTGCCAAGCTGCATAAGTAGCTCCAGACTGATTAAAAAATCCATTGTCAACAGAGCCGGGTGATGCTGTAAATCCATCAGAATTAAATGCGGAAATATATCCATATTGATTATTAGTTACTTCGGCCGCTGTAGAATTGCTAACTAATTCTTTTCCAGTGCCGCGAACTATATCCCATAATTGGTTACTATATGCTTGGTT